GATCTAAAATCACGCTTTGCAGAAATACCAATCGATGCAATTGAGTGGTTATCAGATTATATCAATGATATGAAGAAGTCTATATCGGAGTATGAATGGGAAAGTTAACTGCTCAACAAAAAGAGATAATCAACTATGGCATAAATATTTTAAAACCTCGTCCTATTTTAACTGGTTCAGAGTGGGCGGATGAACACTTTTATCTTTCTGCTGAATCTTCTGCTGTTCCAGGTAAATGGAAAACTCATCCTTGGCAAAAAGAGATACTTGATGCAATGACTGACCATTTCTCACAAATAGTTGTCCTAAAAAAACCTACTCGTGTAGGATTTACGAAGATGCTTAATTGTGTTCATGGTTATTTTATAGATCAAAATCCATCTGTACAACTCCATTACCAACCAACAACTGATGAAGCTAGAGGTTATGCAGAAGATGAAGCTGAACCAATGATAAGAGATAACCCTAGAATCTCCAAACTCATTGAGACACCAAATACTAGAGGACGAGTAAAAAAAGAAAAGACAGTTAAAAAACTTTATCCTCGTGGCTATTGGGAAATACTTGGTGCTGAATCAGATAGAAACTTCAATCGTCGTACAGCTAAGGTTGTTTCAGGCGATGAGATAGATACTTGGAAAAAAGAGGCTGGTAAAGCTGGGGATACTATCACAACAATGATGAGGCGTACTTCTGATTTTTGGGATAGAAAAAATATTATAGGTGGAAAACCAGTAGGTGCTGCATATAATCCAGAAGTGGAACTCGATGATGGAGTGTCTGTTGTTGATTATTGGTTTCAAAGAGGAACGCAAGAGTATCGACACCTTCCATGTCCTCATTGTAATCATTACCAAAAGTAATTTGAAGACTTACTGTGGGAAAAAGATAAAGATAAAAATGAGAAAACGATTAAGCATTATCCAAATACTGCACATTTTAAATGCAAAGAGTGTGGTGAAAAAATATATGACCATCATAAAAGATGGATGGATAAACATGGCAAGTGGGTATCTGAAAATCCAGATGCGATAAGTGATGGTATCAGGTCGTTTCATATTTGGGCGATGCTTTCATACTCTCCAAATGTCACATGGTCCAATATTGTTAAAGAGTTTTTAGATGCAAAGAAAAACAGACTGAAACTAAAAGCTTTTACAAATGAGGTCTTGGCAAGAACATGGGAGGAGGAGTATACAAAAATTGATGTAGGAAATTTCAATAATCATTTAGAGGAGTATCAGGCTCAAGTTCCAGATGGTGTTTTAATTTTATCGGCTGGTGTTGATACACAAGACAAAAGATTAGAGTGTGAAGTTATTGGCTGGTGTAAAAATGAACGCTCATATTCGATAGAGTATAAGATTTTTCAAGGTGATACAACTAAGCCAGAGGTGTGGTTGCAACTTGATGAGTATTTGAAGAAAACTTTTTATCATGAGAATGGTGGACAGATGAAAATCTTTTGTACTGCGATAGATACAGGTGGTCACTCAACACAACAAGTCTATGAATTTTGTAAACCAAGATTTGTGAGAAGAATTTATGCTGTTAAGGGTGCTAAAACCATAGATGCTCCAATTACCCCGAGGCTAGCAAGTAGTGTTAAAGTGAAAAAAGGTGGAAAGATACCTCTTTTTATGGTCGGTGTAAATATGGCAAAAGATGTTATCTATTCTCACATCACAACAGAAGAGATTAGTGCCGGATACATGCACTTTCCAAGTGGAGAAAACTACAATGCAGAATATTTTAAACAACTAACAGCAGAAAAAAGAGCAAAAGATGGAAGATGGCATAAGACAAGAGCGAGAAATGAAGCACTTGATGTAAGAGTGTATGGCTACTGTGCTTTATTTATAGCAAGTGTAGATTTAGAGCTGTTATCACATAGAGGTCCGATGATGTTTACTCAAATATCTCAACGAAAAGGTAGAAGAACAATATCAAAAGGGATTCAAAGATGAGTAGTAAGAAGATTACAAAAGCAGAGTTAGTAGAGTTTATGGGAGTATCTTTATCTTTTGTTAATACAAAGATTAAATCAGGTTTGATTGTGGAGAAAAACGGTCTTATAGATGCTGAACTTGCTGTAAAAAACATTGTAGGCTCTCTTTGTAGACCAAGAGAGTATGGAGAATCAAGAGTAAAACTCCCAGATTCCAAAGTAGCAATATCAACATTGATAATTATTGAACAGTTTGCAGAAGAGAAAAGTGTAAGTTTTGGAAAAGCCTTAGAACTCATGTTATTGGAGAGTGGTTCATTTAGCGAAAAGCTTTAATTTTTTACGGTAGGCTACTGTAAAAAATTCCCATAAATGTGAAAATTCCTTAAAATATGAAGTTAAGGGTGTGAAATGGCAATAACATTAGTTCAAGCACAATCCCTTTTAGATGCATCAATAAAAGCCTATGAAGAGGTTTTAGTTTCCCAGTCATATCAAAAAGCAGACAGGTCACTACAAAGAGCAATGCTTCGTGATATAGAAGCCGGAATTGACAAATGGAACACTCTTGTTGATAAGCTGACCATAAAACAAAATGGTTCTCCTAAAATAAAATATGTGGTTCCATCTTCATGAATAAAATAACTCCAAATCTTTTAGATAAAGCGATTATGTACTTCAGCCCAAAAGCTGGAATGACAAGACTTGCATCAAGAGCACAGTTTAACACTTTGGCAGACTCAGGATATATAGGAGCATCTACAAGCAGACGCTCTATGATGTCATGGAACACAACTGCTGGTAGTTCAGATACGGAAGATTTACCAGGACTTGATAAGTTAAGACAACGCTCACGAGATCACTATAGAAATACTCCTCTCATTACTGGTGCAATAAATACCAAAGCATATAATGTAATTGGTGCAGGATTACAACTTCAATCAACCATCAACAATGACTATCTAGGAATTTCTGATAAAGAGGCTGCACAATGGCAAAAAAACACAGAGTTTGAGTTTAGACTATGGGCTGAAGAGAAGACTGCTGATATAGAGCAAACGAAGACATTTTATGAGATGCAAAGTGTAGCTTTTGTTTCTTCTATGATTTCTGGCGATGTATTCGCTCTAACTCCATATGTTAAACGCAAAAACAATCCTTACTCTTTAGCAATAATGCTAATAGAAGCTGATAGATGCTCAACTCCAAATGCAAAAGAACTTGAAAAAAATGTACATACTGGAATAAAAGTTGATGATAATGGAGCACCAGTTTCTTATTACTTTTCAAAAAAACACCCTGCTGATGATTATGAATTTAAATGGACTGAAGTTCCAGCACTTGGAAAATCTGGACGAAAAAATGTAATTCACTTGTATTCTCAGGTGAGACCGCATCAAAAAAGAGGTGTACCACTTCTTGCACCAGTAATTGAAAATTTAAAACAGTTACAAGACTATACAAACGCAGAACTTACTGCTGCATTAGTATCTGGTTTATTTACAGTGTTTGTGAAAACTCAAAGCGGTGAAATTCCCGACCCTCTTGCAGACAGTTCTCTTAGTCTTGACAATGATGAGTACTCGCTTGGTGCTGGTGCGATTGTTGGATTAGCTGAGGGTGAAGAGATAACAACAGCAAATCCAAACCGTCCAAATACGGCATTTGATGGTTTTACAACATCTATCATTAAGCAAATTGCTGCTGGACTTGATATGCCTTATGAACTTTTGATGAAGCATTTCTCAGCAAGTTATTCAGCTTCAAGAGGTGCATTGCTTGAAGCATGGAAGGCATTTAAAACAAGACGCACATGGTTTGCAAACAACTTCTGTAAACCTATTTATGAAGAGTTTTTAATAGAAGCTGTTTTGCTTGGTCGTATTAATGCACCAGGCTTCTTAGAAGACCCTGCAATCAAAAAAGCGTATTGTGGTGCAGTTTGGGTTGGACCAACACAAGGTCAACTAGACCCAACTAAAGAGACAAATGCAGCAGAACTTCGTGTCCGTTCTGGATTTAGTACAAGAACAAAAGAAGCTGCTGAAATGAACGGTTCAGATTTTGACATGAATATTAAAAAAGCAAAAGATGAAAGTGCAAAGATGATTGAATCTGGACTTGCGAAAATTGAGATAGAAGGCGAACCAATATGAGCAAAATTTTAAGAGCAATAGAGGGCACTCCTTGGTTGAGTACACCAGAGACATTGAGAAATATACTTGCGATTGCAAATAGAGAGCATGATATAGAAGCATTATCAGCAAAACTTGGAAAACCTCTTGATAATTCGAGAGCAGTTGAGACTAGAGATGGAATAGCAATTATTCCTATTGTTGGCTCAATCGTTAGATATTCAAGCATGTTTACTGAGATATGTGGTGGAGTTTCAACAGAGACACTTGCAAAAGATTTAAATGTGGCTCTTGAAGATCCATCAATTCACACAATTCTTCTAAATATAGACAGTGGTGGTGGTGAAGCTTCTGGAATCTCTGAATTAGCAGAAATGATTTATGATGCAAGAGCGAAAAAGACAATCGTTTCCTATATTTCAGACCAAGGAGCAAGTGCAGCTTACTGGATAGCTTCTGCAACTAATTACATTGCAGTATCTAATACATCAATGGTTGGTTCAATCGGTGTTGTTTTTAGTATGAGAGAACCAAAAAAAGGAGGCATCGAGATTGTATCTAGTGTAAGCCCATATAAACGCCCAGATATTTTATCAGAGGATGGAAAAGCCCAAATTCAAAATTGGGCTGACATTCTTGGTGAAATCTTTGTTGAGTCAGTAGCTACATATCGTGGTGTAGCTTTCGAGAAAGTCACTGAAAACTTCGGTCAAGGCGACTTACTGATTGGAAGAGATGCTTTAGAAGCAGGAATGGTTGATGAAATCACTACCTTCGAGAAGTTAATCTCTAACTTATCTTAAAAGAGGAGAACTAAACATGGCAATGTTTAAAGAAGAAGAAATTACAGCGAAACTCATTTCTGAGAAATTCCCTGAAGTAGCTTCAGAACTTACTACAAACGCTAAGTCTAATCAGCTTGAAGTAACTGCTGAAATGCTTAACAATGATTATCCAGAAATTGTAGCGTCGTTTGTAGCACAGGGTGAAAAGGCTGGTATTGAAAAAGGTGTATCTGCTGAGGCAGAGCGTATTGCATCAATTGAAGCTATTAGTGCAGTTGGATATGAGAAAGTAATTGCAGATGCGAAAATAGACCCAAAAGCAACAGCAGACAGCACAAAGTTAAAACTTTTTGATGCAATGCAGGCAAAAAACACAGATGATGGTAAATCATTAGCTGATTTAGGTGCAGAAATAGGTGCTCAAGAGGTAGAAGAACCTTCAGGCGAAGATGAAGCCGTTTCAATGATGGCAAACGCAAGTAAAAGCGTAAGAGGAGAATAGTATGGGTGCAACTACAGAAGTATATACACCAGATAATTTAATTGCTGGGGATGGTGTTAGAACAGATAGCGTAACAATTATCTCAGGCGAAAACCTTGTAAGAGGTGCAGTTTTAGGAAAAATCACAGCAAGTGGTAAATACAACTTGTCTTTATCAGCAGCAGGCGATGGTTCAGAGACAGCATATTCAATTCTTGCAGAAGATTGTAATGCTTCAGGCGGTGATGTGACAAATGTTCCAGTTTATATTCGTGGGCGTTTTAACTCAGAGAAATTAACGATTGGTACTGGTCATACAGTTGATACAATCAAACCACAACTTCGTGATGCAGGAATTGACCTTGCAACAAGCGTTGTGACAGCATAAGGAGTTAAATTATGGCAGTAGATATTTTTACATCAAGAGCGATGATGTCGGCATTACGCCAAGAGAAAAAGGCTGGTCAGTTTATTCTTGACCTTTTATTTAAGCGTGTAGAGACTTCTGATACAGAGTTTGTAGATATTGATATTATTAAAGGTAAGCGTCGTATTGCTCCTTTTGTATCTCCTCGTGTTGAGGGTAAGCTTGTTGAAGACCAAGGGTTTACAACAAACACTTATAAACCAGCGTATATTAAACCTAAGTTTGCAACTGATGCGAGTTCTTTAATTGAAAATCGTACAGCTGGAGAAGTTATCTATAACGGTAAAACTCCAGCACAGCGTGGTGCTGAAGTGTTAGCACAAGAGTTGGCAGATGCAGAAGATATGATTGCTCGTCGCGAAGAGTGGATGGCAGTTCAATCACTTGTAACTGGTACAGTTGATGTAGTTGGTGAAGGTATTAATCAAAACATTGATTTTCAAATGGATGCTAACCATATCATTACTCTTTCAGGTGGCGATTTATGGTCAGACACAACAAACAGTTCTCCATTAACAAAAATCAAAGCATGGTCTCGTTTAATTCGTAAAGATTCTGGAATAAATCCTAATGTTCTTATTGGTGGTGCTGGTGCGATTGATTCACTACTTGCTCATCCTGAGATTAAAGATGCTTTAGATACTCGTCGTATCGACCTTGGGATGATTGACCCACAAGCTTTACCAAATGGTGCAGTTTACTATGGAACAATTAAAACAACTGGTACTTCTATTGAACTTTACGGTTATGATGAGTGGTATGTAGATGAAGCTGGTACAGAGCAAGTGATGATTCCAGATGATAAAGTGATTTTAACATCAACAAATGCTGACTTTAGAAGACATTATGGTGCAATCAAAGACCTTAAAGCTCTTTATGCTGCTCCTCGTTTTGTTAAGTCTTGGGAGCAAGAAGACCCAAGTGCAAGATTTGTACTTGTTCAATCTGCTCCATTACCAGCACCACATCAAATTGATGCTGTATTAACTGCAAAGGTTATCTAATGCTGTTTATGAAAGCAATTAATCGAATAGAGCATAATGGAGAGGTTTATTCTCCTGGTGCTGTATTTGAAATAGATGAAAAAAACGCAGAGTTTCTTAAAGATGCTGGTGCAGCAGAAACAACTGTAGAGCCAGAACCTGAAAAGAAAAAACTTGAAGATATGGGATTTGATGAACTAAAAGAAGAGGCAGTACGCCTTGGGATTGATGTTCCGTCATCTATTCGCTCAAAAACAGGTGTTATTGAGCTTATTGAAGATTTTGAGAGTGAAGAGGACTAATGTTTACTTTAGAAGAACAGATGAAAAGTGATCTACAAGCATTTATATCTGAGAGTGAGTTTGCTATACAGACCACTTTCACTAAAGATGGTTCAGACACTTCAATTTTAGTTCTTAAAGACAACCTCGGAGAAGATTCAGGTGTGGGAGAGTATGCAAGTACAATTCTTACCTGTGTTAGTTCTGATGTTGCAGGCATTAGTAA